TTTTGTATACTCGTTCTGATCTATATCTTGATAGGGAGCTTGTTTGTACGAGTGATCTGAAAAGGGAAGAAAGGAAATGCCGGAAAGAGCGTCAAAGTTATTCCAACACCAAGCGCCAACCTCAAGCCACTCATGCTCTTTAACAGAGATAGTTACAGATGGTTTGTGTTCACAGTAGTTATTTGCAATCTTAAGCCAAAGCTCTAGTTGCTCTAGCGCACTCATATCGTGTCTACACACTGCGTCTTTGGGGCTTTTCATAGGAAATGAAAATACAGTTACACTGTCAGGCGCAGTAAAGTCCGGTTCGTAGGGAACACCCTTTTCCTTCATAAACACCGTCAGCGGGTCCTTGTTGTCTCCTCTGACCGTTCTGACATAGTAGGGGTTGTGTCGTGCGTGAATACCGGAAGCAGCGTCTACTAACTGTGAGACAGTCCCAGAGGGCTTAACGCAAGTTACAGCCGTACTTTGGTTTATGCCCAGCTTCTCCGCTAGTCTTTTGTTTGTTTTAACAGCAACGTCTCTTAGCTGCTGTAAAGCCTCTGGAGTGGCGTTGTATACAGCGGGGCAGTCCATTATACCCGTAAGCGATACACCTAACAGGCGCTCTGCCTCTGTGGTATCCTTCCATCGTTTACGAAGATACCCAAAGTCTGTAAGTGTAGACTGAAAGGTTCCCAGAATGGTTGCAAGTTTAATTTTATTTTTTAAAGTTACCATAGTGTCGTCTGCTCTACAGATAACTTCTGACAGGTTGCAGAACTGATAGGGTCTAAGAATAATCTCGCAACACGGATTAGTTCCAAAGTCTATGTTGCCGTCACGCCGCCCATTTGAGGCGGCTTTTTGTTGTGCGGAAACACGATTAAAAATGCCTCGTTCACCGCTTTTGCTTTCATAAAGAGAAAGCCATTCTTTCATAAAGATACCCATGTCGGGGCGCTCTGTGTAGCATACAGAGTTATTAGAAAGAGCGCGTTGTTGATTGTCCACCCACCAATCACCGCTTTTAGCCATACGCATACGCTCGTCAGTAAGGTTAGACAAAGAGATCAAAGCAGACCTACGCACACCTCCTACAACAACCACCTGACCCACTTTGCACATGATGTCGTGACACTCAAGAGAGTTAAGCTTACGCCCTTTAGCTTTCTTAAAAGTCTGAATAGTAAAATCAAACAGTTCTTCTAAAGGAGCGGGTCCGGACGCTCTGCCTCCAAAGACCTTAAGTCTTGCACCGGCAGGACGTATCTTGCTTACATCAATCTTGGGAACGCGGTTTGTGTAAAGAAGAGAGATAAGATCACGCAGACCTCTAGCCCAGCCTTCCTTTGAGTCAGCGACAGATACTACATCATCACTGTTTTCAAATTCTTTGTTGGGGATAGTTGGAAGATTGTTGATGTATTGGCGTTCTACAGAAAAGCCTACTCCTGTTCCGTTCATAAGAATATACAAACATTCATCAAAGGATCGTGGAGAGTCTACAGGAAGATAGGAACAGTTGTAACCCGAAACGCTTTCCCTTGCCAGCGCGGGTCCTGCCGTCATTAAAGCTCTCATAGAGCCTAAGACTTCAAGGTTGAGCATACCTCTACGAATGTCCGCTAATTCAACGCCAACAAGATCGTAGTCGTAGTTCTTTTTTAAATGCTCTTCCATAAAGGAAAGATACCTGTCGATGGTTTCTTCCCAAGTCTCTCTGCGCTGTTCATCTTCAAGCCAACGAGAATATCGAGACATGTGTATGAATGCTTGATAGTTGGTTGGCAGTGTTATTTCATTAGCTTCCATCTTCTACTTCTCCAATTAGTTTATCAAGATACCACCGTGCTTTTTTTAGATCAACATCAGGGTTTCCTTTGTGTTTGTAACGAATAAGGTACTTTAAAATATTACCCTTAAGATAGCCTTTAAACTCTTCCGGCGTCATAGAGGCACATATAATATCTATAGCCTCTAAAGACTGAGTGTTATAATGTTGAGGGTGGTTAATTTGGTCTTCCATTTGGCTTATTTTTAAACTCCATAAAATTTATAAGATTGTCGGATGACGAGTTTTCATTCAGATCATCATAGTAATTCTTCATAATCATGTCAACACCCTCATCGAAAACATGTGAGGGACTATTAGCCAAAATGGAAAACAAGCCGTTTGCTACGATAAAAGATGTGGCTTTGTTTCCTATATCAGCATCAGCAACGTCTTCGTTTTTTGTTGTATCAAAGATCATAACTTTAAAAAAACCATGTTCTTCAAAATCTTCTTTTGTCTCTGAGTCTTGTAAAATTATGTAGACTCTACCTTCTTTTAAGTCTTTAGTTTCTTTCTCGAACTCGCTTTGATCCATTCTTTAGGTATCCTTTCTTCTGCAAATTGAAAACCGTGATCTGTACACCAAGAGCCATAAGTAGTAGAAGAGCTTCTACTTAGCTTGTTAAAAGCATTCATAAAAACAAATTTCAAGTTTAGATCAGGGTGCTGCTCTTTAATCAAGATGTGCTTTATTCTATCAGCAGCGGTAAAGAATCCTTTTGTTTCTATAAACAGATCAAACTCAGGCAGGTAAAAGTCTGGTGTGTACTTTTTAATTTTAGGTTGATAGGAAAATTTATGATCTTCATACTCAAACTCTACTCCTCGTTCATTTAAGTCTTTAGCAAACCTTCTTTCAAAACGTGATCTAAATTTATGTTCAGGTATCTTTGTCATGGTTTATATATCCTTAAACAATTAGCTAAACTGCTTCTAAAATACTTATAGGAACGTGGACAAATTTCTAAAAACCTTTGTTCTATGCACTCGTCTAAATCTGACTTGACCATAACAACTACTCTATTGTCTTGCAACAGCCTTTCTATTTTTCCTATATCTTCCTTAACTTTTTCACGGTTTAATTGAAACTCTTCATCAGTCCAATACGATCCTATTTCTTCTCCGGGTGCCTTTTTAATTCTTATTCCGATACCCCTATCGTGATTAGAAAGGTAGACGGCACCTTGACTTGCCGCCTGTCTCTTATCGTTATCTATGTATACGTAATGTACACCGTTGTTTATATCTACGTCTTGTGTAGAAAGTATCTGTTGCATCATAAACGGCATCAGACTAACTCGTTGTTGTGTGACATGACTTCACGTAAACGGTTTGTTTTACTGTCAAAGAACAGAGTACTACACAAGCCCGTCATACCACTAAAGCGGTTCTTAATGACACGTACCTTTGTAGTGTTACGCTCTACAGGACAGTCTGCTTGCCCGTTACGTTCCAAACCGATAACTAGGTCACTTAGCTGACCGATTGAGTGAGAACCGCGCAAGTGGTTAAGGGATAGCTCTTTGCCCTCCTCATGCGATCCGTCCGACACTCTGCGTAGGTGAGACGCTATAATCATGCAGATGCCCAACTCCTGTACAAGCGTACGCAACTTGGTCATGCACTCGTCAATTGTACGCCTTTCGTCAAATCCGTTTTCTTGTGAGCTAACAAGAATACTGATATGATCCAGTACAATGTACTTACACTTAAGAACTTTCGCCATGTATCGAATGCGTCCAATGATATTTTGAATAGAGTTACTTCCAAAATGATCAAAGAAAAAGATGCGTCCACTACCAACAGTGTCTTCAAAAGCCTTACGGTACTCTTCTTGAGTATATTCTGTATCTGGAAGATGATAGGGCTTGCTTCCGTGAATACCCATAAGAGCTTTGGCAGTTGTTTTAACGGACTCTTCTAAAAACATAAGACCTAAGTTTTCACTTGTAGAGCTAAATACGTGATAGATAAGTTCTCTCATAAAACCGCTTTTACCGATACCCGTTCCAGCGCATACAGTTATAAGCTCACCGGGACGCATTCCGTACGTATACTTATTCATGCCAGCATAAGGGTAGGTCGCAATAGACTTTTCGGGACCTTTGTTTATCTCTTCCCAAAGATCAGAACCAGCAACAATACCTTCTGGAGTGTACGTTGTAGCGTTCCACCAATCTTGTTTAAACTCTGCTACAGCATTCTTTTCAAGATACTCGTTAGGGTCTTTGTATCGCATGTTAATAATAGATGCTTTAGGAGCAAGAAGCTCAGAGGCTTTGCGAGCCGCTGCTTTACCTACTTCATCATTATCTAAACAAATACGAATATGATCAAACTGATTAAGGAAATCATAGTTATCGTTGATATCCTTTTCTATAGACTGCGCTCCTGATCTTACGGACACAACAGGCCACTGACTATCAAACATTTGGTAGACAGACATCGCGTCTATTTCACCCTCTACAAGCGTGATGTACTTTCCACCGTTACCGAAAATCTGCTGACCAAACAACCCACACTGACCTATATCTCCCTCCGTAAAGAACTGTTTGTTTTTTGTTCTTATCTTGTTGGAAATGTGTGAATTGTTTTTATTAAAGTAAGGGTATATGTGTTCATCCAAGTCTGTGAGAGTTACACCGTAGCGAAAGCACACATCCTTACGAATTCTTCGCTCTTTTATTGAGCCCGAATATCCTTTAGATAGTTCAGCATTGTTGTCAAACGGCACGATATTTTCTCCTTTATGAGTAGTATGGCAAGAAAAGCAATGAGTACCCCCGTCCACATAAATAGAAAGGGCATCACTAGAATTGCAATCGGGACATGGTTGGTGTGTCTTGACATATTTCGCATTATGCACCTTTAGAATAACTCCTCTACTTTTGGCTCAACAACGATCTTTGTAAAATGTTTAATACCGTTGGAGTACTTAAACTTTCGTAAACCCTTTCCGTCATTCGCGTCTTTCCAGCATTCTGTGTTAAAGTCACAGTAGCGGCAAGGAAAATCTATAACGTAGTTTCCACTTGTGCCGTATGGTACGGGATCATAACACTTCTCCGGAGCCTTGTCAAGCTTAACTACCTTTTTGATATGCTTAATACGTGCTGAAGCGTCGATCTTTGTAAGTTCGTCCACCATTAACAAAGTAATCTCTCCGGTGCTTTTATCGTAAGCTAGAAAACCACCTTCGTCGCACTCTTCTGCTTCCATGTATCCAGAGATTTGACCAATATAGCCAAAAGCATCTTCTTCAAAAAGTGTACCTTGTTTAAACTTTTTAAAACCTTTGTTAGAGGCAGACTTAACATCAATAACACAACCGTCTATCTTTGCGTCTATGTGTCCTTTGATACCCTCAAGCTGTACTTCTTTTTGCTCGTCAGTTACAGCGTGTCCAGACTCTGCCACAAGAAATAAAATAAAAGCTTCAACAAGATTTCCGTAAAAGAATTTTAAAAGAAGTTCTGGAGGATGTTGAACAGGTTCAGACTTCATTTCATACCAAAGTTTTCTATCCTCTCTGCCTATGTTAGACATACGAAGATACGAAGCTCTTTTACGATCCTCTGGATCAAAAAACCGCAAAGCTTCACTTCTTAAACTTTCTACAAACTTGTCTACGTTTTCAGAAGATACTGTTTTCTTCCCTTTCGTGATGACGTTATGCATATCCGATATAAGAGAGTATATATTCTTTGGTTGTTTTGACATAAATTAAATTCCCTTGTAAAGTTAAGGAGCCTTTCTAGTGAAGGCGCTCCTTCTTTTCCCACCAGCGTCTTATTTAATGTCGTTACTGGCTTAACCGCTCGAAAGCTCGACATTGTATCTAGGCCCCATCCCTCTTTTCCCCTAGATACCACAGAGACGGTTACTCTGCACCCAATAGACTATCTCTAGTCTAGTTCATCCGTATCATCGCCTTCGACATACTGTGGCTCTGGCTCAAGATCGTCCATAGCGATATACTCGACCCACTTCAAAACCATTACCGAATTAAGACCAGCGCCTACACCGGACTTGCCACGATAGTTCCATTCGTAGGGGTTCACCGAAGCTTTGATCAAGCTACCGTTACCGATAAGACGAGAACTGTCC